AGATAATACTCTCCTAAACCAGCGTGATTACTTTGTAGGTGTTAGCACCTATCACGATTGTGTCGATCTGTGCCCAGCCATTTGGAATAAGCGCAGCGTCGGGAAGCAAAACCGCCCCCGCCAAGGGCGCTCCAGTGGTTGCATCTTGCGTCGTCGGCACAGTGTTTTGAACAAGTGCGGAAAGAAGCAACTGCAACTGGCGCGAAATTGATCCGTCCGGCTGAATTAAGTTTTTCAAAGAGTTAGGGACGAGAGCACGTAACATTTACGTCTCCATCTTCTCAACATCAATGAATGCACCATTTAGTGCCGTGGCGCAAGCGGCAGTCCATGATAATTCAAACACTCGGTCACGAGCGAACCCTAATCTGTTCCAAGATGGGATTGCCTTGTATTGCCCGCCTTTGCCCAAAGACTGATGCACACCATTTCCAAACGTCACTCCACGATCATCACTCCAACGCAGCGTTAGCTGCGGATTAATGCCGGGGATCGGCTCCGTGCCGACTTCAATATCAGCCATGAATTGCCGATAGCTAATACGATCCAGGCTGCTGACGATGTGCGGAAAAGACCGCAATTTCAAAATCGCGCCGCCGTCGTCTGTGTAAGCGTGAAGGTCCCAGTTATAGAGTTTTCCGTTTTGCCAATCGCCGCAGATCGTTTTGCCGTAAGCAAACGCAACGCAGTTCGCACGGTGACGATGCAACGCCCCGTTGTTGTCAAGCCACGCCCGCTCATGCCAAAGCTGCGTGGACAAATCGTAAACCCAAGTATGATCGGCAGATGGAAAAGTCAGCACATAGAAAATATGCGAACCTTGCTGATACGTGAAACCGATCGCATCGCTGATCGTTTCGTATCCACCGATAGCATCGCTGATCGCAGGAGTGGAAATGATGTCAGCCTTATAAGCTGTCCCCATCATCACCAAGGCTTCGCCGTTATTATCCTGCGACAAGAAGAAAATATTCAGGCCCCATTTCGCCAGCGACCGTTGCGCAGCAATTCCGTGCTGCAAAAACACACCGGGGATCGGAGCAAAAGGAAACGGATAAGTCCCGACATTACTCCAGACTTCCGTAGTCCGCCGACCGAAAGCCCAAATTTCTTTATGCACCACATCAATAATCTGCAACTGGTCCGCATCGCCGGAGATCGTGGCGTAGCCAAGAGTCGGATAAGTTTCCAAGCCAGAGTTGCTCGACTGAATGTTTCCATTCTGTGTGCTCGACACAAGGAACGTGTCAATGTAGCGGATTTGATTTCCGCCTAGAAATTCCGCAGGGCTAAACGGCGCAAATGCCAGAGATGTGAGGTCCACACTCCAGCCAAAAAGCGAGCCGTCCAGAATAATCAGCGTGATCTTATTATCATACATGCTGACTTGGCCAGATTGAGTCGCGATAGTGCCCAAAGGCTGCAACACAAAACTATCCGGCACATAATAAACAGTGTCACCGATGACCGCAAAAAGCAAACCATTGCTTGCTGTATAGAGCTGGCGCACTTCCGCAACATTTCCTTGCGTAAGCGTCACCAGCCCTGGAGTGCAGTAATGCGTATAAGGAACCTCAGCGTCCTTCGTGTTTAGTTCCGGGTATAAGTTTATGCAACGCTGGGCGTTAGCAATAACGCTTCGCGCTTCATACGCACCTTGAACTAACTGAATCTGAGGCATCTTAAACCCTTACGCGGTAAGCAGCGAGAACCACACGTTGTTCGTGGCGGCGACAAACAACACGCTTTTTGCAGCCGCAACGCTAATGCCAGTTGCCCCCGCCGTGCCATTGATCGTGTCCGACCCATTCGCAAACACCTGCACAGCGTCAGCCGAATCAGCATTGCGCAGCCACACAACGCTGCCCGCTACCGCCACCGGCAAAACCACGCTGTCAGCCGCCGTCGCAACAGTCGTAACCGTATTCGCACCGAGCACCAGAACAGGTGTAGAAGAATTACGCGCACCGCCAGCCAAAGCAGTGATACCATAATTCGTCTGCCACTGCGGAGTAGCCAACGCTTTATTAATCGCATCACCATCTTCAAGACGGAAACCAGACTGAAAACGATTCGGGATAGCCATGATATTACCTCGTCTGGTCCGAGTAAATATTATAGACGCCCGGACGGACCAAGTTATCCGGCATCACAAGGCTCGGTATCTGCGCGTTCGCAGACCGAATTGTTTGAAGCGCATCTGCAGCTAACCCTTCATAAGTCACGTCAGGCGGCAGGCGATAAGCGGCTCGCGTCCGTATCACAAGATTGTAATGGATCGCAGCGAGATATTCTGGCGGAAACACATACAACGAAGTCAAATTATCAAACATGCTCAACACATCTTTGAGCACGATGTGAACTTCGTAAAGGTTTGCCTGCGGAAGCGGCCAAGGATAAATGCGTCCGACCGGCCACGCGGAGTCGTAAAAGATACATTGCGAAAACGACACCAGACTTTTCAGCGTGATCCTCGCGTAGTCCTCGTATGAGAACAAAATTTGAAGCGGATAATCCACGTTCTGCGAATTGTTCGAGCCCGCCAACATGCGGAAATACGCAGTTTCAAGTTTATCCGGGCGAACCGACACATCAATATCGCAGCCAGGACCGACAGTGTAACTCTGCGCTCCCGTGCTCACCACGCTTTTATCGACAAGATGCCAGATCAGCCAGCGTTTCATACGCCACTGTGCGATCATCATGTTGAGGCGGATAAGCGCGTCGTTCACGTCTTCAGCCAAAAGCGTCTGACCAACGCCGAGCACACCAGCGTCTTTATACGCCAGATTGATAATGTCCAAAGCTGTGTAAGATGAAAAAGGCGTAGGGACAGTCGCGCCGCAGCAACTTGTCGATCCCGGCAGAGTTTCAGCCAAGGCAAAGCAAGCGGTAAGCTGCGCAGCCGTCCAACCAAAAGTCGTCTGCGCCAGCAACGCCAAAGCATCTGTTTCCGCAACGCAAGTCGCAGCGTTAAACTGCACCCACGACGGGTCAGCTTTATCCGCCGAAACCGCTTGAAACAAAATTTCAAGGCTCGCCTGTTGAGCAACAGCCTCGAAAAATTGCTGACGTGAAACTGTTACTGCCATGTTTTACCCCTTAGAAGAACGAATAAGAACCTGTCAGTGAAACTGCAAAGTTTAGTGGAGTAGCAGTATTATTTTCTAACTTAAACGTGTTTGTGCCGCCGTCCCAATAAATATTGATCGTGCCGGGATTAGCTGCAATGGCTGTAAACAACCCGCCCCCTGAATACACTATCGTAACAGGTGTCACCGCCAAACCTCCACGAAGTTCAATCTGACTAGACGCAGTTGCCACCACAACAACTGACAAAAATCCATATGTCGTAGACCCTCCAATATCAATCGTCGCTCCGGCATTCAAAGTAAATGTCTTACCTTGCCACGCGGAGTCAGATTTAATACTGGTCAATGTTACATCGTTAGCATAAACAGCATTCGTTGGAAGCGGCGACGTTCCATCAAAAGAGGGATTGCCCCAAATTAAATACTGCCCAGTCATAACAGCTGCAGACCCGGTTGCAGCATAAAAATTAGATAAATTGATACTATTTACCGTTGCATCCACATTTAGTGCGGTCGTCCCTGCAGTGCCAGCATACAAACTATCGGTAATGCTAATAAGACGAATGGCTCGAGCGTAAACTCCGTTTCGCATGTTATCTAAACGGCAATTATTAATCGAGACATTATAAATAGAGTTGACAGGATCATTTAGGTAGATTGCGTAAGCTGTCGGGTCACGCCCTTGCTCAAGACGAACATTGTTAATCGAAAGATTATAACTTGCAATGGCCGCTATAGAGACATTCCAGTATAACCCATGGGTGCCCAAGTTCCAAGTTTGATAGCCGTCGAATGTAACATTCGTCAAACAGACACCATCAAATGCAGTCACACACGGATTGAATGTCGCCGCAAAGAAACAATCTTGGAAGTGAAAATGGTCTGCATCAAGAGTCGTAAAATTCAGGTTCGGGCCAAGCACAAGCGGTTTATCCGCATACGCTTTGAATCGCTGCACAGAAAGTGCTTCTCGACCAGTCGTATAAAGACCTATAGAAGAACTTGAACCGTCAGACCAGAATTGCGATGCGTAAAAATCTGGGGCTGGTCCTAAAACTACAACACCCCCTCCGATTTCCACGTCCACAAGCGCAAATTCGCGAATATCATTTAGACTAATCGCAGTTTTCACATGCGTAGAATCTGAACTGAAAAAACTCATGTTTTCCAGCGAACACTGGTAAAGCGAGTTTGCTCCAGCTGTATATGAAAAACACGACGCATTTGCAGTCGGGGCAAAGATGATTTGAGTCGCAAAAATGCCAGCACCTACAAGGTGCATTCGATTTTGCGCGACAGTCACTGTGCTGGTGACAAGAAATGATCCGATAGGAAAAGAGACTTCGCCATTTCCAGATGGAAATGCGTTTATGGTCGCTTGAATAGCTGCAGTATCGTCATGCGAACCATCACCTTTCGCACCGAAATACTTAACAGACAGGGCATCTCCGAGCCATTTGCCATCTGACGCTCTTGCACCCACGCGCAGCCAAGCAGCTGATCCATCACCGCCAGACGGCAAAATGATCGTTCCGCCATTGTCCACGAACGTGCCAACTGGTCGTCCAGTCACACCATAAAATTCGCCGCCCCCGCCGTCTCCAGCCGCATAATAACCATTCACCTGCACTACGACGCCAGATGTCGGGGCAATGGTGGGCAAATCAGAAATCAGCACGACGCCAACAGGCAGTTCAATAGGGTTCCAAACCCCCGCAGTATTCAGATAAATCTGCTGCGTGGCCTGATCTATGCCTAAACTGATCTGCGTCGGAGCGACCATTTCACCAATCCTTTAATTGCAGCTTTTATTTCCACCCGGCAACTTCGCAGCTTGCTGGAAAAATTCTATCATGTCCATTTCATCAAGTCCGAATAGAACTTGATACAGACTTGCAAGAGAGTCCGTATTGCTGATGCAAACCGCAGAATTGTATTGTATCCAATTCGGATCGGCTTTATCAGCAGACACAGCCTGGAAAAAAGTTTCAGCATTTCCATTCGCAGCGGCTGCGGAAAGAAACTGTTGTCTTGAAACTTTCGATCCCATTGTCTCGCCTTATACAAAAAGTTGGTGGTTATATTTCAAACCACCAAACTTCTTAACCTTCTTTTTTACCAGCAGGAAGCGGCAAAGATGCTTTCGCCTTGTCCTGTCCTGCCTTGAGTTCAGCAAGC